AGCTAAGCCAGAGGACAAGCCAGAAGCTGACAAGCCTGAAGCTGACAAGCCAGAAGCTAAGCCAGAGGACAAGCCAGAAGCTGACAAGCCTGAAGCTGACAAGCCAGAAGCTGACAAGCCTGAAGCTGACAAGCCAGAAGCTAAGCCAGAGGACAAGCCAGAAGCTGACAAGCCTGAAGCTGACAAGCCAGAAGCTAAGCCAGAGGACAAGCCGGAGGAAGATGAAAACGATCCTAAAAAGCCAAAGAAAGAATCTCTATCTTATAGAGCATCGCTTGTAGGAGCTACGCAACTGGTTGAAAGAATCAATTCTCTTGAAACATGGCAAATTGAGAACACTGAACTAGGTTCTCTATTGGAAATGGAAGTTTCTAAATTAGAAATGGACAGAACTCTTAACGAAAACCGTTACTTTATGAATTCTGTTAAAGATAGATTCTCAAAATTAATCTAATCTCTTTCGAGGATTAGCATTCTTTTTGAACACTTTCATCAGCTCCTTCTGTTCATTCAGGAGGAGCTGTTGACATTTTTGGCGAAACTCAAGTGAAGACTTCAATACATTCTGATTGATGCCAATCTCGAGAGCATCCCAGTACTCTGGATGTACAAAGTTTCTAGCGCTAAAGTCACCCATCTTAGATTTGATTGGACGTCCAGAGATGGCGCAGGTCCAATCGATCGATCTATAAGAATCGTATACGTCATCAATCTTCTTAAGATCACCTTCAACCCAATCGTAAAACAGCTTGGTCTTATGACGATCATTAGTACCTCTGAATAGGCCAAGTACAGCTTTCAGCTTTTGCTCATCCTTTACAAAGTCCTTGACATTAGGGTGCTCGAGTAGAAAACGTTTATGTAACTTAGACAGGGTTTCAAACGCAACACCGTGTTTGCCTCTGACCCCGTCCTTGTATTTGATATGTGGATATTTCTTAGCGTATGCCATTGAAACTAACTGTAAGCTATGAGGTATAACCTCTGTAAACGTGTAAATTATGCAATCATTGACGCAACTCTTTACTGAAAAGTACCGTCCAAAGAACTTGGACCATTTGATTCTACCCGAACGAGTGATGAACAAGTTCAAAGATGGAATCCAACAGAACATGCTGTTCGCTGGAAGCCCAGGGACTGGTAAAACATCAACCGCCAAAGCGATTGTTAATCAGTTTGAGTTACCTTACTTATATATTAACGCTTCAACAGATACATCAGTTGATGTTATCAGAACTCGTATTACTGATTTCTGTTCAACCATGTCAATCCTAGATGACCGAAACAAATTCAAGGTAGTTATTCTTGATGAGGTTGATGGTGTATCTGATCAGTTCTTCAAGGCTCTTCGTGCTACGATGGAACAATTTGCTTCTAACTCACGTTTTATTGCAACCTGTAATTACATTAACAAGTTGCCAGATCCAATTCTTAGCCGATTTGAAGTTATCAACTTTGACTTTGATAAGTCTGAAGAAGCTGAATTGACTAAGAAGTACATTCGTCGAGTTCATGAAGTATGTAAAGACGAAGACTTAACGATTGAGAAAGATGCATTGGTCGAGTTTGTTCGTCGTAACTTTCCAGACCTTCGCACCACCCTGAACAAGCTTCAAGGTTACAAATCACAGGGCACCACCAACATCGGTATTGAAGATGTAAAACGTTTTAATTCAGTCTATAAAGACGTGTTTGAACTCATCTTCAACCAAACTGACCCTGTAGCAAACTATAAACTATTGGTCAGTGAATACTCTAACCGCGTAGATGACGTACTTCAATCTCTTGGTCAGGACTTCATTGAGTACATTAAGCAAGAAAAAACACAGGCTAGTCGATTCATTCCGCAAATCATCATTACCGTTGCTGAGCATCAAGCCCAACGAATCAATGTGATTGACCCTGTCATAACAATGTTGTCATGTGTTTATAAAATACAGACAATTGTTAGGCAATAATTTCCTCGGGTCACCGGAATTTGTTATATTAGCTCTATAAAGATAAAAGTTATGAAACTAGGCAAGCACACCTTAATGATTGACGGTAACTACTTCGTATACAGCCGTCTCTACGTTATGCCTCGTAGCAAGTCCGGCAAACTGTTAGGAGATGAAAAAGAAAAAGCACAGTTCCTTCGTAAATTATGTATTGACATTGCTAGTGAAATCCGTAAAATGCGTCCTTTCATTGATCAAGTCGTTGTTGCAGTTGACTCTAAGTCTTGGCGTAAAGACCTATTTCCAGAAGCAGAATACAAGGGTACTCGTACCACTGATGAATCTGTAGATTGGGATGCAGTATATGAAATATATGACGTATTTCGCCAGGTTCTTCAAAAACAAGGTGTTATTGTTCAACAAACTAATGGTGCAGAAGCTGATGACATTTTATTTGCTTGGTCTACTGAATTAAATAATCAGGGTCGTAATTGTATTGTATGGACTGGTGACCGTGACCTAATTCAATTGGTTGATTACACTCAAGCAACTGACGGTTACACTCTATGGTACTACAACACTAAGCGTAATCTTATTGCATTTAACGGTTTCACAGATCTATTACAGAGTGAATCTAATGACACCGTGTCTGATGATGACTTGCTATTCAATATGTCAGGTTCAGATGTAGTGGGCAGCCTTAGAGATGACATCAATGATTGGGTTAAGCGTAATCGAGTTAGTATTGAAGAAGTAGATTCACGCGAGTTTGTCTTTAAAAAGATTCTTATCGGTGATAAATCAGATAACATTCCTTCGGTTGTTACTTACAATAAGCAGCAATCTAATGGTAAGTATCGTACATTCTCTATTACTGAAAAGCAATCTGAAAAGATTCTCGCCCAATACGTAAAAGATTTTGGCAAGTTTGAAGTAGAACATTTATTCATTAAGGAGAATCGTCAGTATATGTGTGACGTAATCTATCGCACTGTAGGTAACTCTACACTTGAACAAATTTCTGCGAATCTAATGCAAAACATTCAACTAATGTTTCTTCACGTTCGCATTATACCCGATCCTATTCTAAAAGCAATCTATAAGGAAATCTCTAAGCCTTACGATCAAGCTAATTTCCATAATCTTTCTCAAATGGAACGTATTCTAGAAGGAACAGGTTATACAGATCGAGATAAGCAAGTTGTACCTAAAGGAATGGATCCTTTCAGTGGTTTAAAGTTGGTTGATGAAAAGCCAAAAAAGGAAGATCAACCTAAGACCAAGAAGTTGAACGAATTGTTCTAAACTTAACCTACTTACGGGGTATAATTATTATGCTGGACGAAACTAAATTGTTCGACTTCATGAAAATGATGTTCGAAAAACCAAAGGAGTATGATGCTGTTAAGCAGCACAATAAGAAGCGACATTTCTTCATGATTAATCGCTTCTTCTCTATTAAGTTTCCAGAGAATGCAAATGCATTCAACTTAAACGGCATTGAAGGATCTCATGTAGTTGATAGTTGGAGAATGGTTGCAAGCCGATTTAAGGGTGTTCCAGGTTGGATTTACACTAAAACCAAGAAGGCTTCACCCTCGGCCACTAAGGTCAAAGATCAATATATACCTTCAGACGAGGCAGTTAAATTCTACATGACCAAGAATGAAATTGGTAAACGTGAATTTGAAGAACTAAAAAAGTTTGCTTCCGAACAGTTATACCAAGATCTTCAAATGATAGAAAAATCAATCAAAGTTTATTGATGGAAATCTATAACTCATCTGACTTCGTAGATGTGATTGACGTGACATTGTTCAAGTACAATCACTACGATAATTTGATTTGGACCAAGTGTTTGAATCAATTGGACTATATGAGGGTTGATGATGATTCTATTTTAGTAACTCCGTATCAGCTTGAAACCCTTTTTGAATATAACTTTGAAAAGGAGATTAGGCGAATCAAGGCCATTACTTTTGAATTGATTCATAAGGACGCATCTTCTCTATTCTTTCTTCATAAGATTATTGAAGATTTTGGCAGATTGAAATGGATTAAACTGACCCTGTCAAAGCGTAGAAACTTCAGTCGAATGATTGAAGATTTTGAAAATACAACTCGACAGATTAAATACTCTTACAAGATCCTTCGAACTACCATCAGACTTAGTGAATTTCTTGATATTCAAGAGATTAAAAAGATTAACCCAATGCTAAAGTCTGCAAAATTAATTGGTGAAAAGCCTTATAATTCAATGCCAATTAAAAGACTAACAATGGCGGTTGAAGGTATTTTAGGTTCTCAGGATATGTCTGACCGTACCGCTGAAGCCCTATCAATGATTCTAGACATCATTGATCATAAGATGGAAGGAGATAACCCAGAAGTACTTTTAGTCACAGATTGGTGAGATATATAAAAGAAAGTCTCACTTTCTGAATGAAAAAACTACGCAATTTACTAAAGGATTTTGGTAAGCGTGAGGAGTTGGTGTACATTGTCGTCCTGTTATGGATCACAATGGGAGTTCTTGGAGCTTATAGGGATACCGATTTCACCCAATTAGCAGCATACTTTGGTTCACTGACCGCATACGTTGCAACTTACATCTGGGGTGAATCTCGCCGTCCAAGTGAAAAGACTGGCATGATGCAACCGGGTCCAAACTCTAGAAGAGAGGTGATGATCTATGTGATTGTTGCCCTGTGGACCATCGTTGGCGGATTTGCAATCTGGTTTAAGGCTAACTTAAGCGATCTGGCAGTTTACTTCGTATCTCTTACTGGTTTTGTTGCATCTTGGATTGCAGGTGAAGTTTACAAGCCACAGGATATTGTTAAAGCTAAACCAGCTTCAAAGCCAACTTTCAGTCAGAAACCACCGGTTCCAAAGATCATTGATGAAGAACCTTCCGACGAGGCCAAAAACATTGAGATATAAATAGTCTATGGTAACTGGCTCAACAGCAAATGAGATCGGAGATTTCATCATTGGAAAACTTGTCGATCCGTATGAAAACGTAATTCGTGTGACAGATTGGTCTATTTTGGCCGGTCTAAGTAACGATTATACCGTGGGTAAAATCAGTTTTACTGAGGGTTCAACCACTGTCTCGGGCTATGGTACTAATTTCAATTTGAGTCCTGGAGATTCTATCATCGTTGGTAACCACATTCTAGAGGTTGGCCTTCAGGTTACTCCACTTCATATTGAACTTGCAGATCCAGCTCCTTTTACTACATCAATGGCAACTTTTATGATTTTGCCAGATGCCAATAACGAATTCATTTACGAATATAGATGGTCTCACACTAACGAAGAGTTCAGCGAATTCAAATTGTTAACTAAAGATATGAATCCTGGTGATCTAATGTTCATCAACTGGGATGGAACTAGACCACTTTGGATTGACGTTAAAGGCACTGTTGACCGTCTAACATTGGGAGCTTCATTAACAATGATCAGTATTACTTTCACCCTTGAAACAACGGATGGTGAAATTGTAGCATGTCCTCAATACTGTTTAGGCTGTGATGACCCTTATTCATACATTGGTTGTGCAAATATCAAGCCTTGTACGACTGACGAAAACATCTTTAAGCCATACGAGCTGAATAAGAGCGATAATCTATATAGACAACTTGTAGAAATTTCAACTGACATTTTTGGTTGGCCCGTCAGATATTACAGAACTGAACCTGATGAAAGAACAAAGGACGTCATCTTTATGGAGTACTCGTTGTTTAACGTGGTTGCACAGGGTGATGTTAAAGTATCAGTGCCAGATAATGAAATGCCAACTCAGCAAATTAATTATGACATCTTCGGCATGGGCTTTGAAGATTTTGAAATTCACATTGCTGACTATCAATTTGAAAAGACTTTCGGACCATTTAAGAGACCAAGAGTTAAAGATTACTTGTACTTCCCAAAACTAAATAGAATGTACGAGGTGAAATCAGTGTCACTTGCAGACGAGTTCAATGTTAACCATACATATTGGAAAGTAATGCTGGCAAAATATCAAGATCGTTCATCAGTTATCAAATCTCCAACGGCAGAAGCAGAATTGCAAGATCTCGTTGTTGGAATGGATGACATCTTTGGAGCTGAAATTCAAGACGAGAATAAAAAGGTTACAAAACCTCAGCAACTTCAAGGTGTATCTCACATTTGGGAAGACGGTGTTAGAACTGGCGCAAATGCCCTAGTTAAAATCAACGATTACGACTTGAAGAACAGATGGACAATTGTATCTAAACATCACTATGATTTGAGTGTTGTTCCTATGGATCAAAGTGCAGTTGAATACATTCAACCCGCTAAACAAACTCAAGATGAAAATCTAGCGTTTACATTCTGGGTTCAACCTACGTTTGACAACCTAGATCCAACTAAATACACTTTGATTCAGGGTGAACAATTTGGTGTTGGTTTAACCGCAAGACTTTCATCTTCAAAGTTGGAGTTAATGATTAATAATCAGCCGTATACTTTCATGCACGGCTTGATTCTAGGTACTGATGAATGGTATGCAGTTGTTATCAATCTATCAAATGACTTTAGAGAAATTGGAGTTTACGTATATCACTTGAACGAGCAGCTTAATTACGTTAGACCTCAGGATGGTAATAACAATCTTGAGCTTGAGTTCAAAGAAATTAGACCTACAACGCAATCATTTATTTGGGACATTGATAGAGGTTACCAACTTCGCGGTGGTAAATTGAAGATGACAAACATCAGAATCTGGAAGAAAACCATCGAAGAAGAGCAACACTCTAATGTATTGAATCAATCATTGGTTAGAGATGCACAATACGCTCTAGTAATTGACAACGCAATCCCATCACTTTCATACCAACGTTATAGAAACGCAAGATGATTATACGATATAATGAATTTCATGCCCTATATGAAAAGGGAGTTAAACTTGATGGAGTTGCAAGTCAACTTCTAAGAGACTGCTTTAAGAAATGGGCAACTGATCACAAATCTGGAAAGAGTGAAGGTAGTTTCTATCAGCAGATTGAACTTCCAGGATTAGAGTTTGATTTTGATGCAACCTTGCATTTCAAATCAAAGGGCTTTGATATTCATGATACAACCGGAGCTGACGGTAGAGACATTGATGACGATGATGAGGATCAAACTCCTTATATCATCATTGATTTTGACGTTAATCCTGATTGGTTACCTGGATATTGGTCAGAAATTTACATGCATCTAGCCGATGTGATCAGGCATGAAATCGAACACATCACACAAGATGGTCCAAACATCGGCAATTACAGGGGTGGTAAGCCAAATGAAGATGATCAGGCGATGAGAATGCTGATCAAATCTGGAATCCTACCCCAACACACGTACTTAATGTTACCTAAAGAAGTTGACGCAAACCTTCAAGGTTTAAGATACGAGGCTAAGAAAAGAAAGATGTCAATGATCGATACGGTCAATCAATACTTAGACACACAAACGTACTTAACACCTGAAACTAGGGAAGAAGTACTTAATCATTGGAGATTTAGAGCCGAGAAAATTGGTGGCATTCCAAAGTTCTGATATATACTACCAGAATAACTTATTATCATTTTATGTCGGATAAGAAAACTCTTCGTTCCCAAGCGGACGAGATCAGAAATGAATTGGACAGTTTGATTGGCGATGATGAATCCCTTGAAGGAATCATTGACGTAGATCCACAACTACCAGCTCACCACCAACCAACCTTTAATTTCTTAGAGGTTAAAACCGGTGCAGACAAACAGGCTAAAAAGACCATTGACGCTCTGATGAGGTTCTATCTAGATTCCGACATCATTGAGCACAACGAATACGTTAAAGCCAAGAGAAAGATGGACGAGATGACGATGTCATCTCTAGTGTACCAACTTCAAGCGGGTGAAAGAGCACTTACTCGTCTATTAGAGACGATTGAGGACGGCGATATGGCCCCTAGAATGTTTGAAGTTCTTGCAACCTTGCAGAAATCAATGTTAGACATCATCAAGTCGCAAACCATGTACTTAATGGCAACTGAAGAATCAATGAAGCGTATTGCTAGAGATTCTGAATTGTATCAGGAAAAGACTAATCGTCAAATCTCTGATGACTTTAACAATGAAAGAGGTTCTTCTAACGTTCAGCGTGGAACCAAAGACCTGATGTCAAAAATTCAAGCTTCAATTGCAGGTAACGTTGAAGACGCAGAAGTAGAAGAAGATACAACAGACACTGAAGAATGAGCGATTACGTAGGAGATAACGTTTGGATCCCAAAGGACAATGACGATAGCTCTGCCTCGAAATTAGTTTGGTCAACTAAAAAGGTAGCTGACCTAATAGTTGCGATGGACCAGGGTTACCGTCCAAAGATTTCTTTGCCTTTTTACGAGGGTAAGCAATTCTTGCGCAAGGGTAACATCGTATTTGAATACACTGACGAAGAAATTCAAGAACTTGCAAGATGTGCAAGTGACATCGTATACTTTGCAGAAAAGTATGCAGTAGTTATGACTGACGAGGGCATTCGTAAGGTTAAACTTAGGGACTATCAAAAAGATATGCTACGTAACTTTCAGCACGAAAGATTTAACGTGGTTTTGGCTTCTCGCCAAATGGGTAAAACAGTTACAGCTTCAATCTTTAATGCATGGTATCTAACGTTCCAAGTTGATAAGAACACTCTACTTCTTGCGAACAAGTCAGATACAACAAAAGAAATTATTGATAAGGCTAAGACAGTAATTGAGAACTTGCCTTTCTTTATGAAGCCGGGTATTATCAAATATGACGTTATGAACGTTAAAGCTGATAACGGTTGTCGTCTAGTAGGTCAATCTACTACTGCAAAAGCAGGTATCGGTTTTACGATTCACACTCTATTTCTTGATGAGTTTGCGCACATCCATGGATCAATCGTGGATACGTTCTATGAAAACGTATATCCTACCTTGTCAGCGTCAAAGGTATCACGTATCATCATCACTTCTACGCCTAACGGTTTCAATAAGTTCTATGAAATTTATTCAGCGGCAGAGAAAGGGTTAAACGCTTATAAGGCAACTCGTATCGACTGGTGGCAACACCCTGACAGAGACGATGCATGGTATGATAGAGAGCTAAAGAACTTGGGTTCAGAAGAAGCTTTTAACCGCCAATACGGTAATGAATTCGTATCGTCTTCAAACCTACTGTTTGACCCTGCGACAATGAAAAAGCTTCGTAAAGGCATGGCCAAATACAAGTACGAAGATCTTGAAGAGTTTGAAAATATCCACATGGATGTGAAAGGATACTTGGGCTTCGCCCCTGACTTTGAGGTTGAATATGCAAAGGAAGAAGGTAGATATTACGTGTTCTCAGTTGACATCGCCGAAGGTAACGGCGGTGACTATTCAGTAATCAACATGTTCGAGATCGTACCAATGAAAAAGAAGCAAATGAAGTACGTTCAAAATCCGGGTGCGATGTATGACTTCTTTACCCTAAAACAGATTGGCCTATTCAGATCTAACGAGCACGTAATTGAAGATTTCGCGAAGGTGCTTTACACGCTATCTGTTGAAATCTTCGAACCAGAAAATGTTAAGTTAATAATTGAATATAATACGTACGGTTCAATTCTAATTAAATACTTGACAACTCTATTCCCACAACGAAATGAGTTTGACGAAGAGATGATTGTTAGATTTAGACACCGTCATGATGCAAGAGTTTTAAAGCCCGGTATTAGGGTCAAGTCTGACAACAAGCCAGTGATGTGTCAAAACCTTAAAAAATTAGTCGAGGGCAATAGAATTGACTTCACGGAGCATCAAACGGTTACCGAAGCCTCAATGTTTGGTACACTTTCAAACGGTTCTTATGGTGCTCAACATGGCAATGATGACACCCTAATGACCTGCGTTACAATCACCGAATTCTTTTTAACGGTTGATTATGCCGACTTTATTGAAGAAGCTCTTGATCATATTGATGAAGAGCTTCACAATTACATGGAGAAAACCTTATATAAAGATCAAAACATCGATGGAGACTTACAATATGATATTTACGATCTATTGAATTGATAAATTATCGCAGTTTCTCTGATATATAGTTAAAGCAAAAAAAAGTCCAATATAATTATGGCACTAAGTCCACAACTTCTACAATTCAAGAGCTCTGGCGTTTACAGACTTGAATTCGACAAGTCACAGACTGTCAACATTCCAGCCGAGACAATTAGATTGGTTGTAGGTCACTCTAAGAAGGGTCCTTACAACTTGCCTGTTTTGATCGACTCTGTTGAGAGATTCATCAACGTTTTTGGTAACGTTGATCGTAACTTGGAGAAAAAAGGCATGTTCTTCCACAGATCAGCGCTTGCAGCTCTAACAAGAGGTCCTATCCTAGCTCTTAACCTAGCTAAATTTGATAGCTCTGACCTAATTTCTTACGCAGCACCTGTTACGAACGGTGCTGATTCTACTCTAGCTGCAGTAGAGGCTAACGATATGTACTCAAAATTCTTCAACACTGAAAAGTTTTGGTCACCATCTGATGAAGCTCTAAACGCAGTAGTAGGTACAGCAGTTGACGGTAACGTTCTAAGACTTGCTAACATTAAGCAAGATCCTATTACTGTTATTGTTAGACAAGCACAAAACGTTAAGCCTTTCCAAATCACTGCAAGAGAGTGGTACGGTGAAGGTAACGTTCCAGCGTATCTAAATGACTTTGATTATATGTCAGACTTTATGGTTGACGTATTCGTATTCAAAGGTGCTTTCGATGCTGCAGCAATGGATACTGATCCAATTTATGGTGAATTCTTCACTGCAAATGGTCTAAATAAGGCTAAACTAGTTGAATTCTCTAACCTAAGACAGGTATCTCTAATCGCTCAATACACTGGTTCTATTCTTCCTGGTTTCACAGACCTAGAAAATAACAACATGTACATTGAGACTATGATCAACAACGAATCAAGAAGAACAGGTTTGTTCTGTGCGGTTCTTGAAGATGCTGTTCTTGATGAAGCTAATGGTACTGCAGCGGATCTAGTAGGTCATTCAGGTGATGCTCTAGAAGTTCTTTCTTACCTAAATCCAGCTACTAGAGACGTTACGGTAGATTCAACTTGGAACTACACTGCGGGTTCTAACACAGTAACGTTTGATTTTTCAGGTTCAACTGTTCCTACATTTGATCTAAAAGTTGGACATTACATTCACGCTGAAGAAACTGGTAGACTAGCAAAAGTAACTAGAATCGTTAAGTCGGTTGTAGCAGCTGATGCATCTGCAGGAACTCCTCAGGTTACAACTTACACGGTTTACGTTCACACTACACCTGCTGCAGTTTACGCAGGAGCTTATTCTTCATACGAAGAAGCATCTTCAGTATACTACCCATTTGTTCTAGAAGGTGCAAAAGTTGGTGAGCAAACTATCCTAGATTGCCTAGACGCAATTAAGACTTCAACAAATCTTGGTAAAGCTCTTATCGATAAGGATCTTATCACTTACAGATACATTGTTGATACATTCGGTTCTATTGGTACTCTTGCAGAAGGTGTTAGCGTTCTAAATAAGTCACAGCTTTCAAACCTAGCTAAAGCAAGACAAAACGCTTCTGCTATCTTGAATGCTCCAATGATTTCTGAATTCAGAGCATCTAAGAATCCAACCTTTAATGATGAGAACGGTGCATTTGATGTTAATCATGTCGCAACAGGCGGTAATCTAGATGCTAACCCTACACAACTTTACGCTCTACCTTCAATTACTGAAGGCGCGAACTACGCGTTCTATTACGGTCCAGGTCTAGTTGTTAGAGAGAACAATAAAGACATCATCGTTCCTCCAGCGGCTTACGTTTCTAACAACTTCATTGACAAGTACACTGACTCTCTACCATGGGCAATCGTTGCTGGTCCAAGAAGAGGTGTAGTTTCTGGCGCTGGTGTATCAGGTGTAGAATATGCATTCGATAAGTCAGACAGAGATGTTCTTGAACCATTCGGTATCAATCCAATCGTATTCCAAAGAGGTGTTGGTCTAACAATTCTTGGTAACAAGACTGCACAACAGTCAGTACAATCAGCTCTTTCTTCTGCACATGTAAGAGAAGTGTTGATCTACATCCAAGAAGGTATCGCTAATATCCTTAAGGATTACGTATTCGAGTTTAATACTGCTCAAACAAGACTTGAAATTAAAACTCTAGCTGACTCTTTCCTAGAATCAGTTAAGGCTGACTTTGGTGTTTACGATTACAAGAACGTAATGGACACTTCAAACAATACCAATGAGGTTATCGACGCTAACATGGGTATCATTGATACTTACGTTGAGCCAGTTAAAGGTCTAGAGATCGTTGTTCACAGAACTACAATCCTAAACACTGGTGAAATCTCAACAGGTAACTTCAGCTAATCGGATATATAAAAAAAGCTATTAGAAGAAATGCCTTTACCACACTATTCAAACGATCAGACCAGCAAAAAGGGTAGAAACTTTGAACCAGTACAACAGTCACTGTTTGAAGTAACAATTATTCCACCAGCTGGTGTACAAGGTGCTAACATGCTTCTTCAGCAAGTTAAGTCGATTTCTGGTCTAGCAATCAACAAAGAGATTGGTACTCAGGAGCAGAAGTTTAAGTTTGTAACACGTTCATTTGCGTCTCAACCAGATTCAACTGCACTAGACGTTGCAATCACTTTCGAGCTTAACTTGAACGAAGCTAACGAAGCATACGTATACAAAACCCTAAAGCAATGGTACAACTTGATTTACAATCCAAATCTAGGTACTTTTGGTTTAAAGAAAGATTACGTTGGTACTATCATCGTAACACAATTTAACAGAACAGGCGACATCTTTAGAACAGTTACTCTTGAAGATGCGTTCATTTCATCAGGTCTTCCATTCCTAGAGGGTGGTGACTATTCAGATGCAGCTCCTCAAACTCTAGAAGTTACTTGGAGAGTTGACTCTTGGAACGAACAGCTTGCATAATTTTATAAAAGAGGAGCAGGTCCACAAGATCTGCTCCCTTTTTTGACATTTTTCAAAAGATAATATCTTATCAAGGTAGTATGAACGATACATCAAAGCTTACCAAAAAACTTCAGGTTCTTCTGTCTGAAGATGAGGTAGCGATTCTTAATAGAATCATTCTCAATGATGCAATTGAAAACGGATCAAGACCCATTTCAATGTCAGCTTTCATTAGAGAACTAATCCGACTTAAAATTGAATCTACGTCAGATGAACAGAAGACATTTGACAAAACCAAGTTAAAGCAACTTAAAAACAAATAATTATGAGCGAAGAAAACGATTACAAATCGATGGTTGATGAGAAAGACAGCATCGTTGAAGAAGTAAAAAAGAATGGCCTTGGCAAAGCGTCAATGGCGAGATTTAGTAACGACACATTAGATTCTGATGTACATTTAGGTTATGTTGACGTTAAGATGGAAGATCTACCTTCTGAAGGAAGATTCTATCCAACAGATACTGTTCTTAAAATCAGATCAGCTAGAGTAGCTGAAATTAGACACTTTTCAACTCTTGATGAGAGTAACATCCTTGACATTGAGAACAAATTGAATGGTATCATTAAAGGCTGTGCTAGAATTCAGTCAGGTACGAGAATGCTTTCTTACAAAGATATTCTTGAAGAAGATAGAATCTATTTACTTCTATTGATCAGAGATCTTACTTTCCCTGAACCAGAGAATAAAATTATGATCAAACACGATCATAATGGTAAGTCAATGGACGTTGAATTGGCGGTTAAGTATCTTCAAACTGAAGGTATTGATGCTGAAATTGCTCCATATTACAGTGAAGAATCTCGCGCATTCGTTATTCAAACCAAATCTGCAGGTGAAGTTACAATGAGACCACCTTCAATTGGTGTAATGGAAGAAGTCACTAAATTTATTGAAAGTCGTCAAAGAGAGCGCAAGTCATTTGACCAATCTTTCTTACAAATTCTACCTTATATCACTCAAGATTGGAGAGGATTTGGTTCTAAAGTGATCTTTGAAAAAGAGATTGAATTCCAAGGTTGGAATGAAAAGAAGTACATGGTCATCTACAGGCTAGCTGAGAAAATGAAAGTCGGTGTTAAAACTGATCTTCTAGTTGAGCATGAGGGAGAGGAGGTCCTCGTACCGATGAACTTTCCCGGTGGCATCAAGTCTCTTTTCCTTATTTCAGATCTCTCTGGAGAACTTCTTTAAGACAAAGTTTTATTTGGCGCATCACCTTCGATTGCAACCTAGTGAAATCGAAGC